TCAACCTCCAGTTCTAGTTTCATTTTAGATAGTCTCCATAGATTTTTAGAAAGTCCATTACTTCACGCTTTGCATCAGAGTCGAGCAAGTGCCCATAATCTTCAGGATGATTAAACTTGCTAATCAGTTTAACGGCAACCTTGATCTGTGCTGTCAGTTCCTCGTTGACCTCTTCAACTTCTTTGATGCGCTCTTCTAGCTGCTCAAGAGCACTATAGTCAAGTGTGTCGTAGTCAGCATCGTTCCAATAGTCATAAGAATATTCAGTCATTTCAAGCCTTTCAGTATTGATGATATAAAAGCAAAGCAACCTATTAGTAGTGCGGATGTCATGTGTTCTTCTCCTTTAGTTTGGCTTCGATGGCTTTTCCAAAAGACTTGATTCCATAGTTACTTCCATGTTGATATAAAAACTTATCGGCATAGTCATATATCTCCTCCTCCGTCAGTCCAACCCATTCACGCTTTGGTGGTGCGGTGTAGATTGGTGTTACTTCTCCAATTCTTTGTTCTTCTTTTGGTCTGTAATGGGTAAATCGTCTTTCCATTTGATGAGTAAACCAAAGATAACCGTATGGCTCGTGTTCACGTTTTGCCGTTTCATCGACACGTTCTTGCGATATGTCGCTCTCATAAACACAAGCAGGGCAAGTCCTATCCCAATGCCTAGATGGATGGTCTGTGTGTGCGGGCTTCTCTGCCTCTGCGATGGCTTGGCTTAGTGCGTAAATTGCCATTTGGTTATTAGCATACCCACTTATTTTGTCGGCCCTCTCTAACGCCCTTAATGCTTGCTTCATTGCTGAGATGCTCATGCTTCCCTCGCTTTCAGCATTTCGTCTGCCATTGAATAACACCATTGACTAACGCCTTTTTCAAACGGCTCGTTATGGAAAAAAGACTCTCGTGTAAGTACGGCTTGCATCGCTTTCGCCGCAAAATAATCCCGTAATGCCATGCCGTCTTGTTCTGGAAGCATCACATCAAAACAATTGGTGTGACTCATTCTAGGGAAAGCGGCATCACCTGTCTTCTTGTTGTTCATTTCTCACCCCTTGCTCTAATCCTGCTAGCAGCCTTCAAAAGCACCAATCCGCCGCCGCCTTTACCACGGGCATTGGCATCAGCCTCAACTACCTTCGCACACGCCTCACGCTCGACTAACACGGCATCCGGTTCAGGCTGCGCTAGTCGATTTGTCAAACGAATAATGGTGGCGTGGGGGTCACAGGCTCCGTCTACCTTCCAATCACCAGCGTTAATAGCAGATAGCATAGCTTCTAGTGCTTCCTGCATTAGTTCACGGTCTGTCATGTGTTCTCCTTATCATCTTCAATGTGATAACAATACTCAATCACAGTATCTAAAGAATTTATTACTTTTCTCATCGTTTTACAATCGTGAATTTCATCTAAGCAATATGTAGGCAGTCCTGACCCCATCTGTCTATAACTTAAAGCTGCTTTCATATCATTCAATGTGTTTTGTAATTCATCTCTTACTTTGATGTCTATGTTTGTTTGATTGGTGCAGTCAATCATAGTGCGGCCTCCGTTATCTCATTCATGCGGCCTGTGTGTTTATCGTAGAGAACGGCACAGGCTTTACCAGTCTCTCCACTGTATCGGTTTTTGATAACTCTGACCCTAGTGGTGTTCCTCTCAATTGGGTCTTCATGCTGTGCTGACCTTTCCAATCCTAACACCATATCAGCTAATTGTCCAATACTTGCTGAACCTCTTAATTGGGACAGACTAGTGGCTGCGCCTTCTTCATGGCCTTTACCCTCTGGCCTGCGAAGATGGGACACCACAAACAAGGCCACGCCTGTTTCCTGCACAATCATACGCAGCTTGGTCATAATCTCATCGATGGCTTTGCGCTCATCTCCATGATCCTGAGCAGACACCACGATAGACACATGGTCGAGTAGTATGTACTTGCAGTCTAGCCCTTTGGCAAAGTAGCGAACCCGATTGATGATGTTGTCGATTGCGGTAGAGCCAAAGCAGTCATAAAAGAAAAGCCTATCAGAGCCAAGGGTCTTATCAAAGGCTTCTTTCTTAGCCGATTCTGTAGCCTCAGTCTCTGCCAAGTGCAATGGCTTATTGATCGCCAATGACATCAGAGACAAGGCAGTCCGTTTAACCGATTCTTCCAAGAACATAATCCCGATGTTGTCCTTGGTCTCGCACAGCAACTGCCATATCACTTCTCTGATGAATTGAGATTTGCCAAGGCCAGAGCCGGCAGTAACCACCACCATTTCCTGTTGCCTGATACCCCCTGTCATGCCATTGAGGCCGGCATAAGGATAGTGCGCCTGAGCCTTTGGCAAGGGCTGCATCACCAACTCGAACAACTCAGAGCCGGCAACGATACCGTCAGGCACATAAGTCTCTGCCGCCCACCATGCCTTAACGAAGTCCGCAGATTTGTTGTCCTTGAGATAGTCGCAGGCATCCTTGTAAGGCTTAGACATTTTCATAATCTTGACCTTAGAACCGAATAGGTCAGCAACGGCTAGAGCAGCCTCTTGACCAGGTTCATCAGCATCAAAGGCAAGCACCACAGTCTCAAAGCTGTCGATGTACTCGAATTGGGCTTGGCAGTCCTTCACAGCCGACTGTGCCCCATTCTTGATGGACACCACAGGATAAAGAGAGCCTGTCATCTGAAAAGCAGCTAGAGCATCTAATTCGCCCTCACAGATGGTCAGATATTTACCACCGGCAGGGTACCTATTCTGACCGAACAAGGTAGCCTCTTTAATGTTGCCCTGAGACCTGAATTGCTTGTCTGCCACGGACCTGACCTTGAAAGCCACCTCAGTGCCTCTGTCATCACAGTAGGGATAATAATGTTCTGTCCCTGTTTGTCTGACACCATAGGCTTCACAGGTAGCTTTGGTGATACCTCGCTCAGGTATGCTGAGGAATTGACCGCTAATGCCCTTTAGAGGCTCTACAACGGGTTTCTGTGTCATTGGTAGTACCTTACCCCTTCCTGATTCAGCAAAGCCGTCTGCGGGCCTGCTATGGGTTTTACAATTGAAACAGTATTCTGAGCCGTCAGAGTACACAGCACGGGCATCAGAGGAACCACAGCCCTCACAGGCTATGTGTTTTACAAATTTAGACTGTGTTTGCATTGATCCTTGTCCTTTCCTGAGCTAATTGGTCAAGTATTGCCAAAAGGGCAACACAAGAGCCAGATTCTGGCTTAGTGCGCTTCAGGGCTTCGTAGACATCATTGAGCAAAGTCTCAATGTCGGTAGAGCCATGCGCTAATAGGTCAACACAATCAGAAACACAAAACCAATAAATTCTTTCTAAGTCATCATTTTCCATTGAGTGCTACCTTTCTTTATTGTCTCTCTATAGAGTAAAGATTTTAAAATATTCTTTCATAATAGACTATTTAGTCAATATAGTCTTTAATAGCAAGAATCGTGCCAGCTTGCTATCGGGACTGCCAAGGGTCATCGGAATAGTCCTCAATATCGAAATTGCCCGCTAATGGGTCTAAATCGCTCTCTGTGCCTTCGTCTGTTTCGTCGGCCTCAGACATCAGGGAAACATTACCGACGGCTACAAGGTCTGTTTTAATCGATTTTAGGCACTGTCTACACATAGAGAGATAATCCCTTGTGTAAACTGACCGAATAGTGGTCTCATAATCGGTTAATGCTTCATTACAGGATCGGCAACGCATTAGTCTGTCCCCCTTTAAGTTTCTCTGCTCTGATGATTTCATAAGCGAATTCGACAATATAGTCAGCATCGCCGTAGAAGTTTCCAAAGTCTGAATAGTCTAGTTTCTGATCTGCAATCTCTAAAACCTCTTCGCTAGTTAGTAGCATGATAAAACCTCCTTTTGCTTGTTGGTAAAGTGAGACAGCCTAGATTCTATCAGGGCTTCATGCACCGATGCAACAGCGTATGCATCAAAGCCGCCAATGTGCCATCGATAAGGTCCTAACGGGATGTGATCAAGTTTCCAATCGTAGACGGTAGCGACTGAGCCATCCTCGAATTCAATAAACCACTCTGCGTTTGTTTTGTCACCTATGAATACAGTGGGTGCGCCAAAACAGCGACACAATTCGTCATATGTGGCGTTGACATAACCCCTTAGACTGCTCATGTTAGTCTGATCTGCGCTACATTGTTTGTGCCTCATGTTATTCCTCCGTTATTCCAGCGCATCGAATAGCCATGCCCGAAAGAACTTCGGGATTAGAGTCTTGCCCAATCTCGTAAACGATTGGAGATCCGTCTACGGTCAGAGCCGCATACTTTTCAATTATGCCCTGATCTACACCCAGTCCAAGGGTTTCATCTAAATCACTCAATGATCCACATTCTACATAAACTAAGATTTTCATTTTTAATGCTC